TGTGTTTGGTTGGAATATAATATACGATTCATCATCAATTGTTTTCGTTTGTAAATCGTCTTTCGTGTACATTATATCACCTTGTAAGACCCCCTTGATGCCCACCTTTGAAAGTTCATCCAACGAAACATGGAGTTTGTCAGCAAGACCACCAGAATGATTTCTATCAATATCATCGTGTGTATAATTTACTTTCTTGGCACCTCCCATCTTGAAAATTCCTTTGGTTCCTACAAAGAACTTTCCATTCTCTGGATTGGTTCCTGCAAAGACAGCCGGAGCTCCATCCCACTTGACGGTTATATTAACACCCGAACTGGCATTTCCTGCTAACATATCTCGTAAAGATTGTAAGAAACTAATCGCACCTCTAGTTCCATTGATGCCATTATTCAGTACTTCGTCTTCTAGATGTTCTAAATGAAGGTTTTTACCTTCTTTTGCTTCAATAAGGTATTGTTTAAATCGTAACATTCTTATTACAAAGTTCTGTTTTTTTTTAAGGTAGGTATGACAATTTAACGAGGGGAGAACCCTCATTAATTATTTATAAAACTAAGACACTTGGGGGTCATCTGGATCTGGAATGCCCATTGCTGCGGCTGCAAATTCTTCCAGATTGGACACAACAAAGCCCGGTGGGGGATCATCTATACGAAAAGTAACAATATTTCCGAAATGATCTTCGACTATGAAGTGTTGTTCTGCATCTTTGGTGTGCATTGGATCAGTAATACCAACACAATGAAGATGCACGCCCATTTCTAGGTGTGCATAATAACCACCTACATGAATTTGGAAAATTTCAGGAGTATATTTTTCTTTACGGAATGCATCTAGATCAACAATGTTGTCTTTAATACCCTTCTTTTTCATCATTTTGTGCCTGACGAATGAGTTTCATTTCATCTTTTTTCTTTTGTCTTGCGGCTTCTTCACTTTTTAATCTTTTTCGGATACAAGGTTTAACAAAATGAGATTTGTTTTTAAGTATTTTCATGATACCTTCCGCCATGACTGCGGCCTTAAATTTACTCAATACTCGACTCATGTTTTCGTTACGTTTTACTTTGATTGTAATCATATGTTATTTTATGGTTGTGTGATTATTTACTTTTATACTTATAGTATAACAATTTATGTTAGATTTGTCAAGTCAAAATTTTGAAATGAATTTTGCAATAGGTTGTATGAATGGTAATAATGCCACGGCCATCAATGCATTCACTCCTGTATGAATTATTGCAATCTGTTTAGTTATTCCTTGCGGCATTCCATCACTGACCATTATTCCAGCGAGCCAGATAGTTCCAGTTGTTCCAATGTTAGCACCAAGTACTGCTGCGATTGCAGACGGAAGCGGTAATGCACCAGATGCAACTAATCCTATAATTGCTGTGGTAGAAAGTGAACTTGATTGCCAAAGAAGTGTACAGATTATTCCCCCCAAAAACATATAATAAGGATTACCAAGAAAAACCTCAAAGTGTTCCAATTTGCCCATTGACTTCATTCCACCTGAAAACATTTTTAAGCCAATGTAAAACACGCACAAGCCAAATAGTGTCTGAAAAATCGGATTATTGAAGTCCATTATTCCCTTCCTTCCTTTCTTATATTTCCAAAAGTCGTATAATTTTCTATGTTTCTTTTCCATGAATTATATAGTATTTGTATTTTCTCTTATATTTGTATTGTGTTTTAGTTTTCTTATAAATAAAAAAGAAATCGAACAATCCGATAGAAAGGAAACATTGACTATATTGATTGATCCTCATGATTTCACCCACGTAACTACCCTTCTCAGACAATTCTTTTTAGACAAAAAATTTTTAGATGTTCATACACAAAATAGATTATCTATTCTTGCAGCGTGTGAAGATCCATCTACTGTAGCAACCTATCAGTATAGTGGAGAAACTTGGCCATTGCCACAGACTGGGCAAATGTGGTTAGAGTACGAATTACTCAACAATCCAAAACTTCCTGGCTGTTTCTGTTTAAGTACAAGTTACAGACAAGAACAAAATCCAACTGAAGGAAGACACGAATTAATTTTCCCCATGTTTGAATTTGAATCACCGGGCAACTTTGAAGATCTTCTTCAATTAGAAAATGATCTTTGTAAATATCTTGGATTCAAATGTGAGCACGAAAGAGCTCCCTATACAGAAGATTTTCCGGGCGGTAAGTATCAAAGTGTACTAGCAAAATATACTGGAACTGAATTAGATGCAGGACATGAAGAGGACATGTATAAAGAATATGGAGATGTATTCTTTCTTACAAACTTTCCAGAATCTACAAGTCCTTTTTGGAATATGAAAATCGGCGGTTTAGATACATTAGGTAATAAACTTGCCAACAAATGTGATGTAATCATGGGTGGTATGGAAACTATTGGTAGTGCAGAACGTGCAACCGATGTTCAAGAAATGAAAGAACAATTCTATACTATCTCTGAAGGGGGATATGCTAAATTATTGTTTGATCTATTCGGAAAAGAAAGAGTAGAATTAGAACTTTTCAAATTCCTGAGTTATGATTTTTTTCCAAGATTTGGTGGAGGAATCGGTATTACCAGAATAATTAGTGCAATGAAACGTGCTGGTCTAATGGAATGATTGTAAGTGATAAAATTATTCCGATTTATAAAAATGGTCATGGAATTCATGATTTAATAATTGAATTACAAAGACAGGCCAGAGAATTAGAAAAGAAAAAGATTGATTGCAGCGTGGTGAAACTGGTAAACACGACACACCGTTAATGTGTTGCATCTTGTAGAAGGGATGTTTGAAGGTTCGATGCCTTCCGCTGCAGCCAACCTTTATCTTTAAAGGAATAACTATTTAGTCAAACCGACTTCGATAAAAAATGAGAATGCTATACTCCCCCGATAATATGAGGGTTTTTAAGCGGTTGACTAATCCCGCCGATTCAGTTAATGGTCAGTAGTCAACTGCGCCGCCCTAAATGCAACATTCTCAAACCTTTGCATATTCTTGTTGTTCAGGAAGATATTGTTTTCCATCTTCTCCCACTTCTTTATTATCTATGTATTCATTATCTATATAAGATTGTGCAAGTCGCCATTTAAGATATTCATATGCAGAAATTGGTGGATATTTGTCTGGTTGATTTGTAAGATTTTTGATAATTACATCTCGGCCGGGGTCTACAAAATAAGGCATTGAATATCGTGGTCTATCCATATCTACATTTACTACACGATGTGGAGTAGATTTTAATGTACCATTTGACCATCTTGCAAACATATCTGCAACATTAACAACAATTGAATTTTCGACTGATGGGACTGTAACCCAAACATTATCTTTTTTGTTATAAACTTGTAGAGCAGTTATATCATCAAATCGCCAGAGTAAAGTGATAGATCCATAATCAGTATGGGCTCCACCCCTGACTTGACCTTCTTTAATTTCACCATCCCATGCAGGATACTTAATCATTCGCATCGTTGCAGAACCATCAATATGTTGTTCTACTAATTTTCCAGTAGGAACTCCTAAAACCTTTTCAAATCTGTAAAGAAATTGATAGGACAACATTCTTGAAATGCGTTCTATCTTTTGTGCGAGAGGTTTAAATTCGGGGATTTCTTTGGGCCAGTATTGTTCCTGCATCCTTGCGGGCTCTACCCAATTATAAGATTCTTTCAAGTCGCCTGGCATGGTTGGAATCAATCTTTCTTCCTCCAACCAACTAAACCCAATATTTTCCTTCACACCACTATACTGATATTGTTTTTTAGTATCTAGTGGTAGTTGAAAGAACTCTTCCATAAGTTCTTTCCAATCAGAAAATTCCGATATCCAATTATCATAGACATGAGTGAAAACTGCAAACCCACAAGTAGTGTATGCTTTATGCATTTCTTCTATGCAGTCATCTTCAAACCTCCAATCAATTATAGGAATAGAATTTACTGACAATGATGTCATTTTAATTCAACTTGCCATTTATACCTTCAAGATAATAATCCATAGTATCAAGTTGATGTCGCTTTATTTTACCAGCAGGAATTTTTGTGCCATCCTGTTTAGTAACGCCAGCACTGAATGGAAAATGTCTGTCCATCTTATCATTCACCCAATCCATCTTTACTGTCTCAACATGATTGACAACTTCGCCAGGAACATTAACACCCCAAGGCGAAAGTCCTACACAATTTTCCTGTAGACCCCAATTCAATTTTTGATTTGGTTTCCACGTTCCAGCTGCAACATTGTCAACTATGTGTTTATACATAATATTCCAATTGAACATCATGCCTGTGATATAACGTTCAGGGCCATTCTGTCCCATAGGTGCATCATTACCCATTGACCAAACTTCTTTACCATCACGTTTCCACGCCTGTTGTGCGAGAACAACTACACTAGGTGAATCGGTTGTAGTAAACAGAACATCATTGTTATCATCTAGAAGTGCTTTGGCTGCATCCATATCTTTAGGTGGATCGAACCAAGAATTAATCCACACAATATTAACTTCTGCTTTTGGATTAACTGACCTTGCACCAAGTATAACCGCATTGATGTTACGAATGATTTCTGGAATTGGATGTGAACCAACTATACCTATCCTATTTGTTTTAGTCATCATTCCTGCTGCAATTCCTGC